GGTTCCCGTACGAATGAGACCCATCATCTGCATCAGATCAGATCGGCGTCCTTGGGTTGCGGCGACGCCTGCTTCGTGGATGGTGCCGTCTTTTTTGCAATAGTCGATCGCTTGCGCTTGAGTGCCGTACCTTTTTTCGATATGGGCTCGAGAAAGGAGAACCCGGCGCACCGTTGTAAACGCGGTCGGCTTCCCAAATTCGATATACCCTTGATAGTGGGGGGTGCCGTCGGCTCCCACTTCTTCTCCGATGATAATGTAGGTGGGGAGGGGATTCTCGAGGATTCTGGCCAAGTCTCCATCCTGCGGATTGTTGAGAGTGAAACAAGCGTTCCGCAGTTGGGGCAGTCGACGCCGTCTCGGGGGGACCACTCGTCGTACAGCGCGCATTCTTCGTCTTCACTTCCTTCCAAATCGATCCAAGATATAGTAGAATCACAATCGCTACCGCTATCCAGTTGGTCATCCATTATAAATAAACCGGCGTGGTACCCCCCTTATATAGACCGGATCCCATAATTAAAATTAAAAAGAAGCGCGAAAACACCGCCGCATAACGGCTAGCATAAATACTTATGGATGAATTGTGTAGCCCCGGACATTCCATTTTTTCCGGGAAGTTGGCTACACAAGTAGTCTAGAGGTAATACTATACTCTAGACAATAAGCTTTTTATGTTTTGTTTAGCTAACCCATAACTGTTAATCTAATCTAACCATGACGATTTGGAAGGACCTAATGCTATGAGTCGGTGTAGTAAAGCTTCGTCTCCACAACCCAGTTACTTCGAAGACCGCCAGAGTTTGCTTCCGAAATACCAAAGATCCAAATACGACCCTTGGAGATAACTCCATCAGTTGTATCATAGTCCCGGACACGTCCTCCAAGGCGGACCTTCAATCTGATGAACCGGTCAACTCCCGCTGCCGCAGCGTAGCGGGTATACGTGTTGGCCAATGTGACCGGCGAGTCACAACACGGAGCAACAACGCCAGACATGTCCTTGATGACATAGATTCCTTTCTGACGTTGTTCTTCAACGTTCATAAAACCAGCAACGCTCAGTGGGAAGTCTCCCACGAGAAGATTTTCAGAACCGGAAGAGTAGCATACAAGTACGCGCCAACGCAAAGGCTCAGGGCCCAACGTTCCGTCGTTCGATTTGATATGGATGTTAACCATCCAACGATGCATATTGATTTTGTCGCCAATGCGATTAGAAACACCAGTACCTAAGCCAATTGTCGCATAATCGTGGAATTCAAACACTTGGCCTGCGGTTGCCATATCGACCAATGACAAGTTACTTCCAGCAACCTTCATTTCAACGGTCTTCTTCTTGTCGCGCTTAATAACACGTTTGACACGACGGGTAAAGCTCATCTTGCGTCTTTTGCGGCGGAACCGCTTGCGTCTTTTGCGGAAGCGAGCCATTATGTGAGAACCTTCGTTTTTATTTTATATGCGGGTTCAGAATTGTTGGTCGCGTGTGATGCGGCGGATTAAACCGGCCCTTTTCGAGGAAGTTTCGTTGGGATACCATTCCGTGAGATCGAGATTGGAGGTAATGATGATGACCGGAGGATTCCATTCAACTGAGCCTCCTTTGACTTGCACACGCATGGGGTATCGATCCAGCAGTCGCAGAAGATAGCTGAGAGAGAATACTGAGTCATCGAGGTCATCAAATAAGAAGGGAGTCGCATCCTTGAAGCCATCGAACCAAGGTCCACCAAGATGGAGTGAAAGATTTGGGAACTCGTTCCACGCGGCAAGAGTTTTGCCAGAGCCAGACGGTCCATGATAGTAGCGAACATCGCGTTCAAGCGTACGGTCCCAGGGCTCAGAGAGTTCGCTGCGATATCGGTCAAGAGCTCGGATGTACATACACGATTGGACAGGATAAGATTCAAAGAGATCACGACAGTTGGTTCCCGTACGAATGAGACCCATCATCTGCATCAGATCAGATCGGCGTCCTTGGGTTGCGGCGACGCCTGCTTCGTGGATGGTGCCGTCTTTTTTGCAATAGTCGATCGCTTGCGCTTGAGTGCCGTACCTTTTTTCGATATG